CGCAATATTGAACTCTTAAGCAATGATCAGGTAAATGAGCTCCTGCAGAAGAGTGAAACACCAGAAGAACTGGCCTTTCATCTGATGCAGCTTATGCCTGAGGCCAGTCAGTCTCAGTTCACGGCGAATCTGGAACGAGCTTTATATGCAGGTGATGTACTAGGGTATGTCACGGCAGATAGAGGTAAATGAGTGAGTTACTTTTTAACTCTTAAGCTATAAAATCCTTACCACTTACTAAAGTTATGAATTAAATATTGGGGTGGTAATGATTGATTTTACAAAGCTCATTGAGCTCTATATCAGTCGAAAAGATAAATTTAAAAAAGCTGAAGAACGTTTAAAACGTAGAGAGGTATTCTTTGAAGAAATTTTAGCGATTGAAAAAAATACAAATTTAAGTTGGAATCAGAAAAGAGTAATGAAGGATTCAGCTGCTCAAAAGTTAACTGGTAATGGGCTAGCTACTTATGAGTTCGTAGATTATTACTGCCGTCATCCTGATTTTATTAATTTTGAGATTATTTCACCCATGGTGGCCTTTTGGGATCAGACACTCATTAAAACTTATGATGATGAGAAACAAATTATTAAATTAGAATTTAATACTATAGTTTACTGGAAAGAAAAATTTTTCTCTTTTCTGTCATGCGCTTTATTATTTTTCGCAATATTTTTCTTTGGAAACTATGGAAATACAATTATTAATTTTATTTCTTCCAACTTCTATATTAGTTCTGAGGTTATTGGTATTGCTTATCTAGCCTTTATATTAGTGTTGGTTGGAATATTCTTTTTTTTTACTTTCTTATTTCTAACTTTGCTTGATTTAAAAAGATTAGTGAAATGAATGTTTAAAAGTTCGTTGGCAGCCATAGGGCTGCTTTTTTTATAGGTATTATTTATGCGACCAGTCACATTCTTAGAGGCCTTACAGTTTGCCCGGTCTCGTAAAATCGTATTGCCTGATGAGTTTTACTCTCTGGATCTCAAGACACGAC